CCCATATGGCGCGCGCCTCCGGTGAGTCCATCATCGTGCAGCCACTGGCGATGGATGACGACGACGCCTATGACTACAGCCGGCGCGATAGCGACGCCGGCTACGACAAGGTTGGTCCCGTCGCGGTGATTCCGGTGCACGGCACGTTGGTGCAGAAACTGGGGAGCTTGCGACCGTACAGCGGCATGACTGGCTATGACGGCATTCGTCAAGCGTTTCTCACCGCGCTGGATGATCCGAGCGTTGAAGCGATCATGCTCGATATCGACTCGCCCGGCGGTGAGGTGTCCGGTTGTTTTGACCTAGTCGACACGATTTATGAAGGCCGTGGCCGCAAGCCCATCTGGGCCATTCTCAGCGACGCGGCTTATTCGGCTGCTTATGCGATCGCGAGTGCTGCTGATCGCATCGTAGTTCCTCGCACCGGTGGCGTCGGGTCGATCGGCGTGATCTGCATGCACATGGACTTCAGCAAGGCCCTCACCAGCGCCGGCTTCCAGGTCACGTTCATCACCTACGGCGATCGCAAAGCCGACGGTCACCCCGAAATACCACTGTCCAAGGAGGCGCTGGAGCGCTTCCAGGCGGACATCGACACGATGGGCGAGCTGTTCGTCAACACAGTCGCCCGCAACCGAAATATCGCGGCCAGTTCGATGCGCGATACCCAAGCCGTGACCTACCTGGGTGAGCAAGGTGTTGCCCAGGGACTCGCGGACGCTGTTGCGGCTCCCGATGCCGCGTTTCGGGCGCTGCTCAAAGAGCTGGCCTAAACCCACTACCCGGAGAAATACCATGAGTATCCGCACACATGCGGCTTCGTTCGCGCACCTGCTTGGTCTTGGCGCCCGTGCCGAAGACGAAGACGACGACGCCAAAAAGTCACGCCGTGCCGCAGAGGACGATGACGACGATAAGAAGTCACGTCGGGCCGAAGAGGAAGACGACGAAAAGGACGACGAGAAGGGCAAAAAGGCCAAGAAAGCCACGCGCGCCGACGACGATGACGAAGACGACGACGCCAAAAAGTCACGTCGTGCCGAAGAGGACGACGACGATGACGACAAGTCCAAGCGCGGCAAAAAGGCCAAGAAAGCCGACGATGACGACGACATGGAAGAGGATGACGACGACGAGAAAGGCAAAAAGGCCGCCGTGCGTCGCGATCGCGCGCGCATCTCTCAGATTGTTGCCCACGGCTTCAACAATGGCTGCGCGCGCCAGGCCATGGTTCTCGCGGTAGATACCGACATGAGCGCCAAGGCGGCCATCGCTTCATTGAACGCGTCGCTCGCTGACGGCAATCGCGGCAGCAGAGGCCGCTTTGCCGAACGCATGTCCGGGGAATCGGTGGTGCACGTCGGTGCCGATGGCGGCAAAGGCAACCCGTCCGGTCTGTCCCCTGTTGCGGCGGCCATCGTCGCGGCTGGTGAAAAGGCACGCGGCGGCAAGTAAGTCCCGCAATTCCTGATTTCAGCGATACCCGCTGATCCCACTTCCGACCTATCCGGAGAACACCATGTCGCTCACTCCCAGCGTCCTTGGGGACAACCCCCAGCAGCCTGGCATTCAGGCCCAGGTCTACGTTCCCGATCAGCTGATCGCGGACGCACGCAACCTGGTCTCACAGCCGATCATCCTCGCCGCCGGTACGCTTAAGCGAGGCACCGTGCTTGGCCAACAGACGGCGCAGCCCGTCACGGCGGCAGCCACGGCTGGCAATACCGGCAACGGCACCATCGGCACGCTCAGCGTTGGCGCTGCACCCAAGACGGGTGCTTATAGCCTTGTGGCTACCGATGCCACGCATTTCAGCGTGACGGATCCCGAGGGCGTCGTGCTTGGCAATGCCGTTGCCGGCACGCCCTTCACCGGCAGCGAGATCAACTTCACGATCACCGCAGGCGGTACCGCCTTCGTTGCGGGTGACTCGTTCACCGTCACCGTATCCGACGCGGTGGGCACCTATATCGAAAGCGTAAAAACCGCTTCCGATGGCAGCCAGAACCCGGTCGCCATCCTGGCCGACGATGCAGACGCATCGGTTGGCCCGGTCAGCACCGGCGGCTATGTGGCGGGCGAATTCAACATCAACTCGCTTACCTATGATGCCAGTTGGACGCCGGCCACCCTGGTGACTGCGCTGCGTGCCTACGGCCTGTTTGCCAAGAGCTCCGTGTCGGCCGGTATCCCGTCCAACAACTCCGCTCCGTAACCCAGCCACTCACCGGCTTTCCCTGACCCCGTTTCGGCGGGGTTTTTTTTGGCCCGGATTTACCGACACCACCTTTCGGAGAGACGTCAATGTCTGCTACCACCTCGTTCCCGTTTAGCACCACTGACCTGATCCAGGTGGTGCCCACCTTGAAGCGTTCGCAGAAATTTCTGCTGGATAGCTTCTTCCCCAACATCAAGATGAGCGAAACCGAGTTCGTCGCGATCGACATTGATGTCGGTCTGCGCCGCATGTCGCCATTCGTCTCGCCGCTGGTCGAGGGCAAGCTCGTTGAGCAGCGCCGCTACCAGACCAACATCTACAAGCCGGCTTACATCAAGGACAAGCGCGCGCCGGATCTGCGCAAGCCGGTCATGCGCCAGATTGGCGAACGTATCGGCGGCGGCGATCTCACCGGCGCCGAGCGCGAGATGGCCAATATCAACTTCGAAATGGCCGACCAGATCGACATGCTCGATCGACGCCTGGAGTGGATGGCAGCTTCTGCTCTGCGCACCGGTACCGTTACGGTGAAAGGCGAGGGTTTTCCGACCGAGCTGATCGATTTTGGCCGTGATTCCAGTCTCACAGTCGCGCTCACTGGCGGTACCCAGTGGACACCGGCCAATGTCGTGGCCGGCACTGCTACGCCTACCGGGAACATCGAAACATGGCAGCACCAGATCATGAAGCTGTCGGGTGGCGTGGCCAGCATGATCGTGTTCACCACTTCGGCCTGGACAGCGTTTCTGGCCGATCCACTGCTGAAGGGCGCGATCTTTTATCCGAAGCTGGGTGAAAGCGGCAACGGCATCAACCCCGGTGCGCAGATCGCGCGGGGTGCGCAGTACAAGGGCCGCTGGGGCCAATACGATCTATACGTCTACAACGACTGGTACATCGACGACAACAACGTCGAGCAGCCGATGCTGGTGGACGGTACCGTGCTGATGTGCGGCCCGGATCTGATGGGCACGCGCGCCTTCGGTCAGATTCTTGACCCGGCGTTCAACTATGCGTCGCTGCCGTATGCGCCAAAAACGTGGGTGCAGGAAGACCCGGCCCAGCGCATCCTGCTGATGCAGAGCTCGCCACTGGTCATCCCGTCGCGCGTCAACGCCAGCTTCTCGGCTAATGTCTGCGCGCCTGTGGTGAGCTGATGAGCGCGCTAGCTGACGGCGCGCAACCGCCGGAACAAAAAGCAGGCAAGACCGCGGAGGCCGTGGTTGCGCACGGCCGTTCCGTCATGGACGCGGATGGCATGCGCGTCGGTCCGGGTGGCAAGATCGCGTTGCCCATCGCCGAAGTTCGTCACCTGCGGAGTATTGGCTTCCTTCTTGGTGCCAAGGAAGAGTTTGTCGCGGCGCGACCAGGTCCCAACCTGACCGTGTCCGATGGTCCGACGGTGCGGCTCGCTTCGTAATGCCCATCGATTGGGACAAAGCCGTCATTGGTCCGCTCAATGCGGTATTCGGTGAGCCGGTGGCCTATACAACGGCAGCCGGCGCATCGGTGACCGGTATTAGCGGCGTCTTCGACGCGGCCTATAGCGATATCAATCTGAGTGATCCGCTCGGAACGACAACCATCAAGCCCGTGCTGGGTGTGCAGCTTTCACAGTTTCTCGCATTGCCAGCGCAGGACGACCTAGTCCAAATACCCAGCGTCAACAATACCTACGTCGTGCGCGAGGTCCGTCTCGACGGTCACGGCTGGGCAAAGCTGATGCTCGGCTTCAAGAGTTCGTCATGACGGATTCAGCGACCTTACGTCTCTTTGCCCAAGGTGCATTGGCGGGCATTACTGCGGCGGGCGCCAACGTTTTCACGCCATTGGATCGGCCGACGTGGAGCGGCAATTACCCAGTCATTTTCATTCAGACACCGAATGAAGAAAAAGAGTCGTTGGGGCGCAACGGAGCGCCGCAGTTCACGGTTACGACGACTGTTCGACTCATCGCTCGAGTCAAGCAGGCACAAGAAGAAAACGATGCCGGCGCAGCCAAGGCCGAGCTCGCGCTCGAATTGCTTCAGAGCCAGATCGAAAAAGGTCTTATCAACAATCCGCCGCTGATGAGCCAGTTGCAGCAGTTCGCCTGGGTACGCGTGGAAAAGGAAGTCGTCGGCGATTCCGAGTTTCACCTTGGTGAACTGACCATGGATATCGGCATGGAGTTCTATCAGGGTCCGGAAGACTTCTATCCCATCGTTGGCGATGCGATCGAACAAATAACCGTCGATGCCGATCTCGGGAACGTGTTCGATCCCAACGGCACTTATCCGGATCCGCCTTTCCCCAATTCCGTAACACCCGCACCGCGCACCAGTGGCCCAGATGGGCGTGCTGAGGGCGGTCTTGTGATCAATCTGCCTCAGTAGGAGTGCGCCCATGCACGTTTATCCAAATCCCGATCTCAAGGTAAGGGATCCCGTCAAAAAGGATCTATTGCCGGAAGAAGGTCGGGCCGTGAGTGATACCGATCCGTTCTGGCATCGCCGCCTTGCCCAAGGTGACGTCGTGCTCGAGCGCCCAGCCGCTAGCCGCTCGAAAACCATCGTGCGCACCGGGAGTGAAGAGCAGTGACCATCGCATTCAGCAACATTCCACAAAATCTGCGGCTGCCGCTATTCTTTGCCGAGGTCAACAACTCGGACGCGAATAGCGGCCAGCAGACCCAACGCGCACTGATCATCGGGCAGATCCTCGCCGCCGGCATTGCGACCCCAAACATCCCGGTCATCAGCAACGGCACCAGCGATGCCATCCTGCAAGGTGGCGCCGGTTCCCAACTCGCACTCATGACGGCGGCCTACCGTAATTCGGATAGCTTCGGCGAGCTATGGTATCTGCCGGTTGCCGATGCGAGTGGGGCAGTCGCAGCCACCGGCACGATCACCATCACCGGCGCGCCAACAGCTGCCGGGACGCTATCGCTATACGTGGGCGCCTATCAGGGTCCGACGGGGCTGCAGGGCCTTGTAAGCGTCGCGGTAGGCACGAGCGATACGCCGACCACGATCGCCGCGGCAATCGTTGCGGCTATCACAGCCAACACGAACCTTCCGGTTACGGCAGCGGCAGCGGTTGGCGTCGTGACACTCACTGCCAAGAACAAGGGCTTGGCTGGCAACGATATCGATCTACGGTTGAATTACAGTGGCACCGCTGCTGGCGAAGCGACACCCATCGGTATCACTGTTGCCATCGTAGCCATGGCATCGGGTGCCACGAATCCCACTTTGTCGGCCGCTCTTGCCAACCTGGGCGATCAACCGTTCGACTTTATCGTCTGTCCCTATTCGGACAGCGTATCGCTCGATGCGTTGAAGTCGTTACTCAACGATCAGACCGGCCGATGGAGCTGGGAATCACAGCTATATGGTCATGTGTTTTCGGCCAACCGTGGCACGTTCGCAGCGCAGACGACACTGGGCGTAGCGCGCAACAATCAACATGAGTCGATTCTCGGCTTTTATGATTCACCCACGCCTAACTGGATGTGGTCGGCGGACTTTGCTGGCGCCGCGGCAGTTGCATTGCGCGCGGATCCAGGCCGACCGTTGCAGACGATCACGCTGAGCACTGCTCTCGCTCCGCCAGTGGCGTCACGCTTCCCGATGACGGAACGAAATACGCTGCTGTTTGACGGTATTTCCACCTTCACGGTAGCGCAAGACGGCACTGTGGCATTGGAAAATGTCATCACGACGTACCAGCAGAACAGCTTCGGCCAGCCGGACGACAGCTATCTCGAAATCGAGACAATGTTCCTGCTGATGTTCGTGATTCGCGATATGGCAGGCATCATCACATCGCAGTTCCCACGCATGAAGCTTGCCGCTGATGGCACGCGATTCGCGCCAGGGTCGGCCATTGTCACGCCATCCATCATCCGTGCGTCGCTGATCGCGGAATATCAAAACCTCGAATACAACGGCTATGTGCAGGATAGCGATGATTTCGCCGCCGGCCTGATCGTCCAGCAGAACGCTACGAATCCCAATCGTGTCGATGTGCTGTGGCCTGGTGAGCTGATCAACCAGCTTCGCACGCTGGCTGCGCTCATCCAGTTCCGTCTGTAACAAAAACCCATCCCTTTGATCAAGCCGCCTCCGGGCGGCTTTTTTGTTGCCCGGAGATAGACCATGGCAGATACAACCAATCGCCTTGCCGGTACCGCTTACCTCACCGTCAATGGCGCCACTTACATGCTGGTGGGTGACTTCGCCTACAGCCCCGCAACGGTTATGCGCGAAACGCTCACCGGCATGGACACCGTCCATGGCTATAGCGAGAAGCCCGTGGCTCCGCATATTTCCGGCACCTTGCGCGACTCCGGGGGCCTCAGCGTCGCGTCGCTCAACGGCATGGTCAATGTGACGGTCGTCGCTGAGCTCGCCAATGGCAAGGTCATCATCGGCCGCAACATGTGGACCGTCGAGGAACCGGAAGCCAAGTCCACCGACGCGACCATCGAAATTAAATGGGAAGGGCCACAGGGCGGCGTCACCGAGAACTGATATCGCCGCGGCAAACCCCTCAATAACGGAGTTTCATCATGTTCGAAGAAGAAAAAACACTCACCCTGAGAAAGCCGATCGTGATTGGCAGTGGCGAGACGGCCATCACCTATACCGAGCTCACGCTTCGCGAACCCAAGGGCGGTGAAATCGCCAAAGCGCAGCACGGCGCGCCAACCGGCACCGACGTGACGCTGAACCTGATCACGTTGGTCTGCAAAATTCCGCGCAAAGCGGCCGATGAGATATGCCAACGCGATCTAAGGGAGGCTGCCGATTTTTTCGGCCAGGAGTAAGTAGCTGGGAAAAGGGCGGTATGCCAGAGCTGATAGCTGAGCTGACGCATTTTTATCACTGGGCTCCGCACGACGGATGGTCGCTGACCATTCCGGAGCTGTTGTGGTGGAACGAACAAGCCAAACGCATTCGGGGAGGATGAGATGCCCAATTTCAACATTGTCATCTCGGCCACCGACAAGGCGACCGCGGTTGTCAACAAAATCAATGAGCGGATGGCGAAAGTCACCCGACCTCTCGAAGATACTCGCAAGTCGTTTAAGCGCTTTGAAACTGCTGTTGCCGATAACCCTATTTCCAAGGGCCTTGGGAAGGTTTCCGGAGCGGCACTAGGGGTTGCGCGTTCGGTCGGTAAGATCGCTGCGCCCATTGCGGCGATCACCGGCGTCGGCTCTATTGCCGGCATTGCGATGTTGGCCGACCGCTGGGCAAAGTTCGGCCGATCGGTCAGCTATGCATCGCAAGAATTGGGCGTTTCCACGTCACAGCTTCAGCAATATCAGGGGATGGCCACGCTGGCTGGCGTGTCGACCGAAGGCATGGTATCGAGCATCGGCGCGCTTGGCACCACCATGGAGGATGCACGATGGGGGCGCAACCAGGGCGCGTTGATGATGCTCAACAGGCTGGGTATCGGCCTGAAGAAAACCAAAACTGGCGCGTGGGACGTCAACGCCGAGATGATGGCCGTGGCCAAGGTCATGACCAACGACAAGCTCAAGAATAATCCTTGGGCACAATCGCTAATCGCCAATCAGCTGGGCATGTCAGCGCTGCTGCCCATGCTGCGTCAAGGCGAGCAGGGGATGAAGAAATACCAGGATATGCAGCAGCGGCTTGGCTACATTTCCTCGCCCGAAGACATCCAGAACGCCAATCAGTTTGCGCAGAGCCTGGCGGGCCTGCAGATATCGGCCGAGGGCTTGGGTCAATCGCTGATGGACAAAGCGATGCCCGCGCTGAAACCGTTCATCGATGACCTATCGGGCTGGATAGGGAAAAACCGGGAGCTGATAAGCACTGACGTTGCAAGCTGGATAAAGACGATTGCCGACTATGTCAGCAAGGTCAACTGGAAGGATGTTGGTAATGGCATCACCGGGTTTTTCACGAATGCTAAAGGCTCGGCCACCGGCCTGAAGACTGTACTTGATGACATCGTTGCGACCTTCCAGAAGATCAGCGATTTCAAGAACGGCATCCAATATGGCTTTCAGAATGGCGGCGCGGTAGAGCAGGCGCTTGGCGTGGGTGGTGAGTTCACCAAGGCGGACAATGCGATGTATGCCTCGCAGCATGGTCAGGACAAGGATTTTGCAGCACGCCGTGAGGCCATGCTCAAAAGCGGTCAGATCGGTTCGCTGGACTTTTATAAGAAAAGCGCCGGATGGATGGAGCGGCTTCTCCCGGCGTCGCAAATTCAATCCGACTATCAGGATTACATCGCCAACAATGTGGCGAAGAGCTTTCTCGATCCAGGCAGCTTCAAGAATCTCCCAGCTTCAGGTGGGAAGGCTGGCGGCATTCGCGGCGGAGTTCAAAACAGCAATGCCGCTGTTAAGTTCTTCCAGAGTCAGGGATGGACGCAGGCGCAAGCAGCCGGCATTGCCGCCAACCTCGGGGAAGAGAGCGCCTTCAATCCCAATGCCGTTGGCGACAGCGGCACAGCATATGGTGCCGCGCAGTGGCATAAGGATCGTCAGCAAAACTTTGAGAAGTGGGCTGGCCACAGCATCAAGGGATCGAGTCTTGATGAGCAGATGCGGTTCGTTCAATACGAACTGACGCAGGGCACTGAAAAGGATGCCGGCGATCGATTGCGGCGAACCAACACTGCCTATGAAGCGGGCAGCACCGTGTCCCGCTTCTACGAGCGCCCGGGTGCACAAGATGAGGCAGCGGCCAACCGGGGCAGCCAAGCGACCGCGATTGCCAATCAAGGACCGTACTCAAGCGGCGCGGCCACTGCGCAAGGCGGCGCGGTGCATGTGCAGGTCGATCTCAAGAACGCGCCTCCGGGCACTACGGCGAAAGCCACCACCACGGGCAATACCACGGCTTCGCCGCCGCGCATTGGCTATTCCACTGTAGGCGCGGCAGCAGCATGAGCTGGCAGAGCGAACTTCAACAGGCAACCTTTCGCGGCATTCCGTTCGCCGTGCTCGGGGGTGAGTCGCGCTTCGGCCGTCGCGTGGCTGTGCATCAGTATCCGATGCGCGACAAGCCATATGTGGAGGATCTTGGCAGGTCGACGCGTCGTATCAACTTGTCCGGATTTCTGGTCGAGAACAGCCTTGTCTATGGGGGAGGTTCGGTCATCGCACAGCGCGAGGCGATGGTCGCCGCAGCTGAAATGGCAGGCCCTGCGCAGTTGGTTCATCCGACGCTTGGCGAGCTGACGGTCAGCATTCCTGACGGCGGTCTTTCCGTCGTTGAACGCTGGGATACTGGCCGCTATTTCGAGTTGGGATTCAGCTTCATTGAATCAGGCGATCGGCTGTTTCCGAGCATCAGCTCATCGACAGGTAGTGCGCTCAGCGCGCTCGCGGATGCTCTCGACCTCGGCGCAGCCCTGGACTTCGTCAGCGATATCACGGCGACGGTCAATCTAGGACTGGGCGCGGTGCAGGGCGTGATCAGCCTGGGAAATTCAATAGTCGGTACCGTCGTGGGTGTGGTAGCAGGCTTCGCGGTGCTGGTGGGTCAATCGGCTCGCGATGTCACCAGTCTCGCGAATCTGGCCAGTTTGCTGACAGGTAACTATGGCCGCTACGTCAACGCCAACGTCAGCTCGGCCTACCAAAGCGGTTCGGCGTCGTCCGGTGCTACATCACCAACGATCGCCATACTCACGGCGCAGGGCGCTGAAAACCGCCAAGCCGTAACCATGGCTGTGGCGGCGCTCACACTGGCAGCGCAAGGCTTGGATGCGGCCACGGCATCGGGCTTCACTCCGACGGCGCAGGCTGTCACCCAGGCACTCTCTACCGCCATCGTGAATCCAGGTGATGCGATCCGACTCTTTGGCCTGTTGTCGACCTATACGCCTAACTTCAGCATTGCGGGATCAGGACAAACGCAATCGGCGCAGGTGATTGCGGAAGCGGCGGTTGCGGCCATGTTACGGCGCGCGGCCATCGGCGCGATCGCGCGTGCCGCGGCTTCCTATGTGCCCAGTTCGTACGACGACGCGGTAGCGGTGCGCAACCAGATCACCGGCTTTATCGACAGCGAGATATTAATCGCCGGCGACAATGGCGATGACAGCACCTATGTGGCCATGCGCGCGTTGCGACAAAGCGTAGTGGCTGTGTTGACCGCTAGCGGCGCCAATCTGGCTCACCTGCAGACTTTCAGCCTCAAGGCATCGCTGCCATCACTGGTCGTGGCCAACCGGTTGTACCAGGACGCCAGCCGAGGTGATCAGCTGGTCGACCAGTGCAATCCGATCCACCCGGCCTTTATGCCGACGCAGTTCCAAGCCCTCGCGAGCTGATTTGTGTCAACTGACGAACTCACCCTGACCGTCGGCGGCCAGGCGATTTCCGGCTGGACGGATATCAGGGTTACGCGCGGCATTGAGCGGTTGCCTTCGGATTTCAGCATCGGCCTTACCGAGCTTTATCCAGGCGAGATATCGACGATTGTCATCAAGCCAGGGCAGGCATGCACGGTGAAGATCGGCAGTGACCTGATCATCACGGGCTATGTTGACCGGTACATCCCATCGATTTCAGACGGCCAGCACAACATCCGGATCATGGGCCGTTCCAAATGCCAGGATCTCGTCGACTGCAGCGCCGAATGGGCTGGTGGTCAGATTAGCGGATCGAACGCGGTAGGCATCGCTCAAAAGCTGGCCAGCGTTTACGGCATCAATGTGCAGTGTTCGGTCTCCGGGCTTCCAGTAATCCCTCAGTTCAACTTGATGCTGGGTGAGACGGCTTTCGAGGTCATTGAACGCATCAGCCGGTACAGCGCGTTACTGGCGTACGACTTGCCGACGGGTGATCTTCAGCTCGCGCAGGTTGGCATCATCAAAGCAGCCAGCGGATTTACGGAAGGCCAAAACGTTCAGGAGGCCAGCGTCGAATTCTCAGCCGACCAGCGCTACCAGAGCTACCAGGTATTTCTGCAGTCGGTCGATGAGTTCAGCGACCTGGGTGACTCGGGCAATCTGGTGGCTACTGCTTCGGACACCAACGTCACCCGGCACCGCACAATCTATTTGATTGCCGAGGCCGGCAGTGGTGGTAACGACATATCCAAACAGCGAGCCCTATGGGAATCGGCGCGGCGGGCAGGGCGCTCGAGCGTTGTTCGCGTGACCGCAGATAGTTGGCGTGATTCTGCCGGTGTGCTGTGGACGCCAAACACCTTGGCGCCTGTCAATCTGCCCGACCTGAAGCTCGTGACCGACGGTTACACAATTGCTGAAGTCACCTACGTGCGCGACAACGATCGCGGTACCGTCGCCGAACTGATTTTGATGCCACCCGATGCGTTCAAGCCGGAGCCGATCCTGCTGCAGCCTTCGCAGGGTGACATACCCGATTTGAGCCAGGGATCATCCACATGACCGATCTCGTTGGCGGCGTTTCGCGGCTATGGCAGCGCATGCAGCGCGTCATCGGCCGTGGCCGTGTCACCACTAGCAATGACGCGGGGAATGTCCAGTTTCTTCAGGTGCAGCTCAACAATTTCGAGACACGGGATAAGACGCCGCGGCTGGGAGAATTCGGGCATGCGTCGCGGCCACCACCAGGCTCGGATGTGCTTGTCGTATTCCTCGCTGGCGACCGCTCCAACGGTGCTGTGCTGGCAACCGGGCATCAGGCAAGTCGACCGAAGAACCTCAATGAAGGTGAGTCGATGCTCTATGACCTTTGGGGTAAGTCCATCTACCTCACCGAGTCGGGCGGCATCATCATCGATGCAAAAAATTCGCCCGTCACTATCAATAACGCGACAATGGTCACCGTGAATGCATCGGCGTCGATCACATTGAGCGCACCGACTACGTCGACCTCAGCGGTACTCAAGGCAGGCAATGGTGCCACCGGCACATTTACATCAGAAGACGGCAAGACGATAGCCGTTCAATTCGGCATCGTCACCAGCATTACTTGAGACCGTCATGTCAGACATAACTACAAGCTGGGACGTCGCGAACTCGCGCGGCACATGGGTGATATCTGGCGGCGCGCTGCAAAGCGGCAACGATCTGCAGACGGCTGTGCTGATCAGCCTGTTCACCGACCGGCTGGCCACGGCCAGCGATGTGCTCCCCGATACCACGGGTGATCGCCGCGGATGGTGGGGAGACCTTGATCAAACGGTCCCTATCGGCTCACGCCTATGGCTTCTCTCGCGCTCTAAGTTGACACAGGCGGTCGCAACGGCTGCAAAAGGTTATATGGATGAGGCGCTCAAGTGGATGCTCTCTGACGGTGTAGCAGCAAAAGTTACAAATACTGCCTCCATTGCCTCATCGGCAATCAATGGGCCGCCCAACATTCTTTTGCTTCAGCCGGTCATTCAGCAATCAGACGGAACAACGTTCGCGCCTACCTACAACTGGGCATGGAATCAGATCACCTGATTCACGCCGCCAAGCCTTCCTCCTTTAAGCCGCCTTTTGGCGGCTTTTTTATGCCCGGAATTCTCGATGCCCTATCAACGCCCCGCGCTATCTGACCTACGTAGTCAGACGGCCGCGGACATCACGTCTGGTCTGCCAGGCGCCGATGGCCTGCTGCGGTTTTCGAATCTTGCTGTGCTCGGCACGATGCTGGCAGGTCTGTCGTATCTGCATTACGGCTATCTCGATTACATTGCCCTGCAGGCGACGCCCTATACAGCCACCGATGAGTTCCTCGAGGCGTGGGCCGCGCTCAAAAACATCTTTCGCGAGCCAGCGACGGCTGCGGATGGTTCGGCGACATTTCCGGGCGTCAACGGCACGCCGATGCCCGTCGGCACCACCATGGCGCGCGGCGATGGCTACGTCTACGAGACGACCGGCACAGGATCATGGTCGGGCGGCTTCATTACGGTTCCTATCATCGCGGTATTGCCGCCGATTGATCCGGTCAATAACCCGACAGGAAGCGGCGCGATCGGCAATGCCTCCGCGGGTATCGTCCTCACCCTTGAGGCATCCATCGCCGGCATTCAATCCGGCGGCGTCGCGGCTACTGTCATTACCGGCGGTGCAGACGTGGAGCTGGATGCCTCGCTGCGTAGTCGCATGCTGCAGGCCTATCAGAGCGTCGAATCAGGCGGCACGGTTTCGGACTATGTGCGCTGGGCGCTCGCTGTTCCAGGCGTCACGCGCGCATGGTGTGCGCCCAACGGCTTCGGCAATGGCACCGTGGTGGTATACGCCATGTTGGACAGCGCCGAGTCCGCATTCAATGGCTTCCCGCAGGGCACCAACGGTGTTTCGCAATACGACCAAGGTCCGACCGGTGCGCCGCGTGGAACGATCGCCACTGGCGACCAGCTAAATATCGCGAACGGCATTCTTCCTGATCAGCCGGTCACAGCGCTTGTATATGCCTGTGCACCTGTCGCGAACACCATCAATTTCACGATCAGCGGAATAGGTACGCCGTCGACAGCCATTCAAGTAGCCATTCAAGCGGCTATTTGGAATGCGTTTCTTACCCAAGGGTCACCGATCGCCGGTACGTCTGTAACGTTGTCGTCGATCGAGTCATCCATCGGATCCATCGCGGGAACCGCCGGCTTCGTCATCAACTCGCCCACCGGCAACATCGCCAACGTCATTGGCAAATTGCCGGTGTTGGGCACGGTGACTTACCTGCCATGAGCACGCCGGTTTATTCGATCGACGATTTTCATCAGGCGTTACGAAACCTCATGCCACGCGGACGAGCATGGGAAAAGGAAACGGGCTCCGTTCCTGACCAGACGCTTGGCGTATTTGCGCCGTCGTTTCAACGCAGCAGCGCCGCGGCAATCAGCCTCATCTCCGATGCCTTCCCAGCGACCGCGTTGGATTTAATTCCGGAATGGCAGGAGACGCTCGGCCTTCCGGATCCTTGCGCTGGCGGATCGCCCACCGTTCCGCAGGAACGCCGGCAGATCGTGGCGCGTCTAACTAATAACGGCGGACAGAACGCCGCTTATTTCATCGCCTTTGCAGCGCGGCTTGGCTACACGGTCACGATCACCAACGACGCGCCATTCCGATGCGGGCAGAGCGCCTGTGGCCAGCATCTTGGATCACAAGAGTGGTTTTTCGGCTGGGTTGTCCACGCGCCTGCCTACACGGCAAATCCGTTTTTAGTCGGCCAATCCACTGCCGGCGATCCGCTGAACAGCGGAGCAAATCTAGTTCTGCAGTGCGAGCTCAGCGAAGCCGCACCCGCCCACACCGTCCTGAAATTCTCCTATTCGTGAGGCGTTATGTATCAGATTGATAATTCGACCGCTGCCGCTACGCAGCCTGCGTCAACACCGCCCGGCACGCCGGGCTTTTTTACGGACGGCAGTTTAACGGGCGGTGTCGCCGCCACAATCCTTCCAGCCGAGTGGCTAAACGCCACAATGATGGAGTTGGCCAATGTCGTTGAGGCGGCCGGTCTCGTATTGAGTAAATCGACATTCACGCAGGTGCGTGATGCGATAAAAACGATAGTGCAGGCCGGCGGCTCCAACTATGCCGTCGACACTGGTACCGCGAATGCCTATGCGGTCGCCTATGCCCCAGCAGTTTCGGCGATCGTGGATGGATTGAAGCTGCGATTCAAAGCATCGCATGCGAATACCACCGCTGCAACTTTTTCACCCAACGGACTTACGGCTGAGCCGATCCTCGGGGGCGCCCATGCAGCGCTTCAGGGCGGCGAGATTGTCGCGAATGGCGATATCGAAATCGTGTGGAACAGCTCGCTGGAAGCTTGGATATTGCTAGAGCAGACGGGCGGTTCGGTGCAAATGGCGCCAGCTGCGCAGGTGAATCAGTCCGTGCCGCTTAGCCAAGTGCTCGGCATGCGTGCCGTCTGGACCTCTAGCACCACCTGGACATGCCCACCTGGCGTAACTGTTGGTTGGCTAAGTGGCGTACCAGGCGGTGGCGGTGGCGGCGCGAGTGGAAGCAACAATACCAGCAACGCTGCCTCATCGGGCGGCGGCGGTGGCGGCGCGGGTCAACCGGCCATCAGACAGCCAGTCACGTTGGTGCCGGGTACTGTTTATTCCATAACGATCGGTGCCGCGGGCATAGGCGGCCCGGCGCCC